CAGGTGGCATAACGAAACCGTTACCAGTCCACAAGCAAGTCTTCTTCGTGTACCAATCATCAGGGCACCACCAGGTGTACTCATATGGGTGGAACATGTAGTCAGGCTTACGCCAATAGGTACTGATAGTAGACACAGGGTTCTCAATCATGTACGGGGCATCGTACGTTTCGCAGAACTCTGCGGCGGTAGCGAACAAGTCAACAGACTCAGCTAGCTTCCGCAACCCCTTACCTTTGAACCACCTAGCACCACTCACACTCAGGTGAGTGCAAGGAGGGAACGCAGAGATAAACGCAACACCTTTACGTTTCCACTCAACCATCAGCTTCGCTGGTGGATGGGTGTGTAAATCCCAACCCAACTTCCACAACCCTGAAGGTCCTGAAGGTTGAGTTTTTTTGATTGTGCTTCCAATGTGATCTATGTCTATGATCCAACACTCGTATCCTGCTTCAAGCCAAGGTTGTACCATCACCCCTGACTTGTCGAACAGGGAGATGACAACCTCACCCATGACCTTGTGCTTTTAATCTCAAAGCTGGGAGCACGTACTCTTCCTCCCAAAGCGGATCACTTTGTACGACATCACCTAACACGTTACGTGCATACTCATCACCGTATTCCCAATGTCCGAAAGTATAAGGGGACCTCGCAGCCACAAACCACACGGCATTAAAGTCCTCTTTCTCTCGTGTCTTATATGTCTTCAAGACTCTCGTCTCAAACTGTTGATGCTTGTCTATGTAGACAGCATAAGGTTCTTCCACATCACGGCATTTGCCGAATGGATTCGCCATAATTTCCTACCTTTCTTGTGCGAAACGCACATTGTTTCTTCCATCAGGGCACATGCCACACTCGACACACGCCCCCTTACCAACACGATCAGGGATACGCTTCTCGCTCATCCCTGCTTCTATCGCATTAGATCTACGGGCAGTCCGTTCCTCATCGGACTCCCAAACTATTAAAGGAATCTTCCCCGTCAGCTCAGGGCATCGGGGTCCCTTGCGTTCTCCTTTGAAGTGGCTCGCTACTTCTTCTGTCTCCTCCCATGTGTCACCACAGTACGCATATTTTATTAACCCTTTAGGGTCGAAATTTTTCACGGCTAACGCTGTGTCTATGTTGTACTTATCTACTGACAGGTAGATGACTAGATTGGATGCTTTCCCTTTGTGGTATTTGAGGAGCTGGTGCACCAGGTGG